CTTGATGTATCTGAACCAATAGCCATATTACTGCTAAAGTTTGGTAGGTTAAAGAGAACTACTGCTCTGTATATTATGATAACTAAAAAGGTTGTAAAGTGTTCGCCTACTATAGATAAATAATATAGTTTAGTTATGTACTATAGATTATCTTTATACTTGTGAGCTAATAGAACGTAATGATAATCACTATTACTCATTTTAAGTCTTAATAGGTCATACTTAGCTTCCGTTCTTTTGTTACCTGTGGGTAAGTTATCTATTAGTTGTTGTAGCTTCTGTATAAGTTTCTTTTGCATATTATTATTTGTTAATATTAAAGAATTTACATTTATTTTTTGGCACTCTATACATTTGGTCTTTACCTTTTCTGTTTGGTGTATTAATATTTAAGTTTTCGATGTATTCATCTTTAAATATTTCTTCTGAATTACAAGTTAATGCCCATTCTGTTTCTCTGCAAATTATTATATAATGAAATTTATTTTTTAAGTGTAATCTTTTTTTTCTACCTAAGAAACTTACTGAATTAAAGTTAAAAGTTTCCATCGTTGTAAATGGGTATCTGCTTTTTGTTTCTAATTCAAAATAATATTTTACATTATCTTTTTCAGTAATAACATCGTGGTCGTAATTTTCTTCTTTACTGATTACAGTATGACCTTTTTTAGTAATATATTTTACAAATAAATCTTTTGCATATTTATCACTATGGTTATATGAGTCTTGATTAAATTTTCTTGCACCGTATTCTATTTTTTGTATCATCTTAATTAAGTCTTAGGAAATCAGATTCAGCATATTTCAAGAACCATTCTTTATTGTTCTCATATTTATCTACAATAGATTCAAGTATTACTAACTCTTCTATCTGGTATGATGCTATTTTATCTATAATAGATTCTACCTTGTTTAAGATATTAGTTGCCATTTCAGGGTCTGTCTTATAAACGTTATCAAACTCTTCTCTTACGATAGGCTCTAAGATACTGTTTGTTCTATTTATCTGTTGTTTTAGGCTTTGCTTATATCTATTGGTAGCTACAATCTCTTCATTAGCTTCTAATAGTAATTGAGATAGTAATACTGTCTTTAGGTACGCAATGGACTCTTTTGTTATTTGTTGTTCGCTCATAATATTTATTTTAGTTTAGGTATTATTTCTTCTACGTTAGTAAATCTTGTTCTTAGTTCTCTTCTTGACATTTTCTTTAGCACACCATCTTCTCTCTTTATAGTATCTACTGCTTTATGTGCTTTGTCTAAATAACTTGGTTGGCTATTAGGATGAGTTGATAGTGTAGAACTGATTGTGTAAACTTTATCTGTCTGTAAGCACTTAAACACTCCAAACCTTATACTATCCTTATCATCTAATATATTCAATGTCAACCAATTTGATACAAATATAATAAAATTATTTTACATAACAAGTATTATTAACACAAAAAATTAAAATAGAGTTATCTTATTATAAGAATATTATATTTATGGAGTTTACGATACCTGCAACATTAAGAGACGTTAAATTAAGTCAATGGCAAAGATACATTGATGTTTATGACAAAAACAAAGATAAAGATGCTACAGAGTTTCTAAACAAGAAACTGTTAGAGATATTTTGTGATGTAAAGTTATCAGACGTTGATAAAATAGGTTTAAATGTGTTTGACGAAACGTTAGTTCACTTATCATCTGTTTTAAACAGTAAGCCAGAACTTTCACAGACATTTAAGTTAGAAGGTACTGATGGAGTTGTTGTAGAGTTTGGTATGATACCTAACTTAGACAAGATGAGTTATGGTGAGTTCATTGATTTAGAAAAGTATTTATTCTCTGACAAGGATTTACATAAGGCTATGGCAGTTCTTTACAGACCAATAAAGTTCAAGAGTAAAGATAAGTATTTGATACACGAATACGAGGGAACGTCTTATATGGCAGACGTAATGAAAGATACTCCTTTAGATGTTGCAATTAGTGCGAGGGTTTTTTTTTATCGTTTAGCGACAAAATTAGGGAACTATACGATGGCTTATACACTCAAACAGTTACAGGAGAAAAATCAGAACAAGCAAGACAAGGATTCGGTAAAAAATGGGGAGACTATCAAGCAATATTTACTCTCGCTGGAGAAGATGTTAGAAGAATCGGAGAAGTTACAAAACTTCCAATACATCAATGTTTAATGTACTTGGAATTTATAAAAGATAAATCAGAGTTAGAAAATAGAATACTAAAACAACAAACAAGATGACGCACATCTACAACATATTAGATACCATAAAAGACGAATTATTAACTAATCCATCTGTAAGTACTGTTACATACGGAGATTTAGCAGATGTAGACTTAGATAAGACTACTATGTTCCCTTTATCACACTTATTAATAGATAGTGCCTCCTATGGAGAGAGGACTGTTACATTCAATATAAAAGTATTATGTGCTGATATAGTTGATTACAACACTAAGAAATCAGATTTCGACTTGTTTTATGGCAATGATAACTTACACGATGTGTTAAACACTCAGTTTGAAGTTATAAACTCTTTAATAATGAAGTTAATGAGGGGTGATTTATTTGAAATGAATTATCAGGTAACTACACAACCATCTGCACAGCCATTTAAAGAGCGTTTTAGCAACGAATTAGCAGGTTGGAGTGTAGATATAGCAATAGAGATTCCTAATGGCATAAGCATCTGCTAATGGAAGGAGAGAACCTAAAGTTAGCATTAAAAGAGGTTGGTAAACTAATAAAGAAGAATCTAAAACAAGCAGCTAAAGATGATGGATTTAAGGCTTCTGGTAAGTTAGATAGGTCTTTTAAGTATAGGGTTGAAGATAATGAGTTATATATATTTGGAGAACAGTATGCAAATGCTTTATCTGATGGTATAAGTACAGGTGGTGGTTCTGATGAGGAAGGTTTTAAGAATCTACAATCAAACATAATTAAGTGGGCAAAAATAAAAGGTATAAGACCTCAAATTAGAGATAAAAAAGGTAGGTTTACAAAGGTAAGCGATAGGGCTTGGAAGTCTTTAGGTTATGTTTTAGCAAGAAGCATAAGACAGAAAGGTATTTCTGAGAGATTTGGATACAAAGGTAGTGGATTTATACAAGCAGTACAAGAACAGACAAGAGAACAAATAAAAACAATATTAAAAGAAGGTTACAGAAAGGATATACTGTTAAGCCTTAATAAATTAAAATCAATTAACTAATGGCAATAATAAACGTAAGAAGTCCGAAATATGTACCATTTACAAATGCCCTACAAGCATCTGTTACTTTAACGATAAAGATATGGACTGGAATAGAGACTTCTCCTCCATCAGAATCTGACTATGTTATAATTAAAAAAGCACTTAATATAGGAGATACAGTAGTATTTGAAGTATCTGAACTTATAAGAGATTATATAGAAACTTATTTTAATGGTAGCTATTCATCTACTCCAGTTTGGGCGAGTTTTGGACTCCAATCGTTTAACGCAAGTGGTGGCTTAATTACTGGTTATGGATTTAATGGTTTGTGTTTAGATGGTTATGATTACTTTGAGCAATCTTCAACATCGCAAGATGCAACAATGATTACAAATAGAAAATTATTTGTTTTAAAAGACAATACTTTAAAGATTCCTATTAATACCGCATCAAGTCCAACAGTTCGATATTATGTAAATAATCAATTAGTAAGTACAATAACTTATTTATCTTCAAATGATAGTGCTGACCAAGTTGAATATATTTCTATTCTTAATAATAACAAGATAACTATTACTTCTTTAGGAAATACAGAAACAATAGATATAGATATTTTAGAGGAATGTAAATATGAGCCTAAAAAGATTACTTTCATAAATAAATTTGGTGCTTTACAAGATATGATATTCTTTAAGAAAGCAGTAGAGAAAATGAATGTAAATAAGGAGTCTTATAAGTCAAACATATTATCTGGTTCAACATACGATAGAAGTAATCACGTTAATAGAGATTTTAATGTAGTGGGCAAAGAATCAATTACTTTGAGTAGTGGGTTTTTGAGTGAGGAGTACAATGAAGTGTTTAAACAAATGATGCTATCTGAAAAAGCTTGGGTTACAAATGTGGTTGATAGTGTTGAACAAGTGTTACCGATAAATGTTAAAACAGGTGATATTACTTACAAGACTTCTTTAAACGACAAATTAGTACAATACACAATAGAATTTGATAATTCATACGATACTATAAATAATATTAGATAGATGCAGATAGCTCAATTATACATAGAAGGTCAGAGAGTTGATATGTTTGATGATGTTAGTGTTAGTATTACTGACACCATAAAAAACGTTAGAGACGTTAGTAAGGTGTTCACTGAGTATTCTCAAACATTCTCACTACCAGCGAGTAAAACTAATAATAAAATATTTAAACACTTTTACAATAATGATATTCAAGATGGTTTTGATGCAAGAATAAGAGTACCTGCAAATATAGAACTTAACTCTATACCTTTTAAAAGAGGATATATTAAACTTGAGGGTGTTGACTTAAAAAACAATACTGCTAATACATATAGAATAACTTTCTTTGGTAATACTATATCGTTAAAAAACCTTTTAGGGGATGATTTATTATCTTCTTTATCTTGGTTAGATAATTTTAGCAAAAAACCAAATGGAGATAATTTAAAAATACTTGAAAGTGATATAAAAGAATACTTAACAACATCTATAACTAAATCTGTTGATAGCGTTGATTATGTAGCTCCTATACAAGTTCCTTTAATCACACATACTCAAAGGCTTTTTTACAACTCTCATAGCTCTGCTAATGAAGACGAAAATATAGCTTATACCAATGGAAATGTTCACGGAGTTAAATATAACGAACTAAAATACGCTTTAAAATTAAGTATTATAATAAAAGCTATAGAAGAGAAATATGGATTAAACTTTAGTGATGACTTCTTCAAAGGAGGAGATTCTTCTTTTGATAATTTATATATGTGGTTACACAGGTCTAAAGGAAAAGTAACAAGTGGAGAACAATTAGAAACATCTATTTATACTGTTAATGATTTTAGTGATTACATTCTTTATAATGGTAGTTTTATGGAGAATAGTGTGCTTACTTTATATGATGGATATTATTACAATAATCAAGTACTAAAATTAAGTCTTATTACTGCAAATACAACTGTAGATTATTCTGTTATTGTATTTAGGGATGGTGTTCCTGTGTATTCTGCTTCAGGGCTAAATGGTAGTACAACTAACGTAAGTATTCCTGTATCTAATAATTCATCATATACTATTCAAGTAAGTTCTGCTGAAACAATTACATTTCAAAGAGCTGATTGGAGTTATACTTATTATGATGACGAAGAAGATTTTATATGGGAAACATATACGAGTTCAAGTTTTAGTATAACAACTTCTATTGACTTTAATATAGCTCAACAGATACCCAAAATGAAGGTATTAGACTTCTTAACATCCTTGTTTAAGATGTTTAACTTAGTTGCATATGTTGAAGGAAGTGAAATGGTTATAAAAACTTTAGATGACTATTATGATAATCCATCAGCATATTCACCTTACGATATAACAAAATATGTAGATGTTAATTCATCACAGATTAATTCAGTATTACCCTTTAGAGAGGTGGTTTATTCTTACAAGGGTTTAGGTACTTTTTTAGCAAAGCAACACGAGCAGTTGTTCAACGAAGATTGGGGTACAGAAGAATATAAAGGTTCTGATGGTCTTATTTTATCTGAAGGTATATTTAAAAGTGAAATACCTTTTGAACATATGAAATTTGAAAGATTAATAGACTTAAATACAAGTGAATTAACAGATGTGCAATGGGGGTTTTGTGTTGATGATAACAAAGATAGTTACATAGGAAATCCTTTGATTTTTTATATGACTCGTAAAGTACTTCCTCAAGGCAAACCTATATCTTTTGTTGACGAAGTTAATGATAGTAATGAAGCTATAGACCACGTATCTATTACATCTTATTACGTACCATCTAATTCAGACTTTGAAGCTACTCAAGTAGAAGATAGACAATCCATAAACTTTAGTGCTGAAAAAGATGAATGGGATTTAGTTACTAAAAGGGAAAGTTTGTTTAACAGATACCATAAAAATTACATATCAAATGTTTTTAATGAATCCAATAGGTTAAAGAAAATAAGTGCTTATTTACCATTAAGAATACTATACAAATACACATTAGCAGATAGATTTGTTTATTCGGGAAAAAGTTATAAAATAAATTCAATAGAAACAGATTTCTATACAGGTAAATCAGATATAGAGTTAATTAATGATTATGTTGATATACCTATTGATTACGAAGCACCAACTGCTCCAAGTAATTTAATAGATATAGCTAAAACATCATCAACTATAACTATACAATGGACTGCATCAACGGATAATATTGGTGTTGTAGGGTATAATATAGAGCTAAATCAAGGAAGTCAAATAATAAGCGTAGGTAATGTAACAAGTTATCAAATAACAGGTCTAAACGCATTTACAACATACAGAATAGCGTTATCAGCATTTGATGCCTCAGGAAATGAATCAGGTATCTCAAATGTGATAGATGTAGAAACAACACAATAATGATAAGAGAAACATTAGAATTACTAAGAAACAACGAGTGGTTAATTGAAGATAAGGATGTCAATATAGCTAAAGGACTATATGAAATGCCTTCTAATTTCAGAGAGTTAAGAACAAATATAAAAAGAAAAAAACTAACAAATGGCAAATAGTACTGAAAATATTAATTATAAAATTACTGTAGATGCAGAATTAGGAGTAGCTACAGTAAGAAATCTTAAAGGTCAAATTGTAGCAACAAAAGTACCTGTAAAAGAACTTAGAAAAGAGTTTGGTAACTTTGCTAACACAGTTGATTCAGTTAGATTTGATGGATTTAAAAAAGGATTAGATACTGCAACAAAATCTAATAAAAATCTAAGAACTGCATCAGGAGCAGCTACATCTTCTGTAATGGAACTTGGTAGAGTTATATCGGATGCTCCTTATGGTATTCGTGGTATGGCGAATAACATCACTCAATTAGTTTCTCAAATGGGTTTTGCAGTAAAATCAACAGGTAGTTTAAAACTTGCGTTAAAGGATATGTGGTCTGCTCTTATGGGGCCTCTTGGTATTGTTTTAGCAATTACTGCTGTTGTATCTGCTCTTGACTTTTTTGCAGGTGGTCAAAAAAAATCAGAAAAAGCAACTGACAAAAACACAGAAAGCCTTAAAAAACAAATAACTCCTTTAAATAAATTATTAAATCTTTATTCGTCATTAAAAAAGGTTTTATTTACATCAAAAGATAATGAAGCTATAAACGCTTTTAATAACAACTTTTTATCATTGGATGAAACAGTTAAGGTTTTGACAAGGAATTTTAGTGAGTTTAAGAACGCATACGATAAGTTATCTGAGGATGATAAGAAGAGTAAAGAATCAGTTAAAGCACTTGTAGATGGTTACTCCGAATTACTTGAACTGAGGGAGTTGGAAGAGAAGCAAGTTTCAAGAATGAGTGTCCTTAGAGCTGATGTAGATAAAAAAGGTAGGACAATATCAAGAAATGGATTAAAATTTTTAAGAGAAGAGGCGAAGGAATTAGATAACCTTGAAACAAGTTATATAAAAACACAAAAAAGATTAATAAGATTAGAAGATTTTTTTACTAAACCAGATAAGGAAGAAACAAAAGTTATTGCTAAAGACTTTGTAGAGACTCTTTATAACGAAATAGCTGGTCTTGGAGAAATAATAAAGGATGAGGATTTTGATGGTATTAGTGATAGTGCTAAAATAACAGGCGAACTTATATTACCATTAACACCTACATTTGTACCTCCAGAAGAAGATTTCTATGAAAAAATTGATAGATTTATAGAGCGTTATCAAACAATAATGTCAGGTCTTACCGATTTTGTAGATGGTGAATTTGAAAGGCAATTAACTATTGAACAAAACAAAACTAATATTTTAAACGAAGAGTTAAACAATAGATTGCTCAACGAAAGTTTATCAGCAGACCAAAGAAAAAGTATTCAAAATGAAATAGCTCAAAATGATGAGAGATTAAGAGTTAGGCAAGAAGCTATAAAGAAGAAAGCATTTAATGCTACAAAAGCATTTAATATATCTGCTGCTTTAGTTAACACTTATGCTGCTGCCAGTTCTGCTTATAGAAATACATTAGCACAACCAGTTAATATAGCTGACCCAACAGTAGGTTTAGTAAGAGCGAAGACAAATGCAGCTATAGCTATGGCAGGTGGTTTATTACAAGTAGCAGCTATTGCAAGACAAAAGTATCAATCATCATCAGCAGCAACACCTGTTAATGTTGGTGGTGGTGGTGGTGGAGCGAGTGGTAATTCTGAACGCTCTGAGCCTTCGTTTAACATAGTAGGTAGGTCTGGTGAAAACTTACTTATAAATGCTATACAAGCACAGTTTGGTAAACCATTAAAGGCTTATGTAGTATCAAGAGACGTTACTAATCAACAACAATTAGATGGTATGATTGTAGGTCAAGCAGGTACTTAAAATAAAACAAAATATAACAAGTTGAGTTAACATAATATAAAGAAGTTAAATATGGAAGAATTAGATACAATAGAATTGTTTATAGATGAGTCAGGAGAAGAAGATGGTATTGAAGCTATCTCTTTGGTTGAGTTTCCTGCGATAGAAGAAAACTTTATTGCATTAAGCAAACATAAAGTAGAGTTCAAAACAATAGATTCTGATAAAAGAATTATAGTTGGACTTGCGTTAGTTCCAGATAAGCTGATATACAGACGTAGAGGCGATTACGAATACAATATAGTGTTCTCTAAAGATACTGTAAGAAAAGCCTCTGAACTATACTTGAAACGTCTTAAAATAAACAATGCAACATTAGAACACGATGACCAAATGACAAGTGGTGTTTCTGTAATAGAATCTTGGATAGTAGAAGACCCTAATAAGGACAAGACTGCTCTATACGGATTAAATGCAGTACAAGGTGCTTGGGCAGTTACTATGAAGATAGATAACGATGAGGTATGGGAAGATGTGAAAGCTGGTAAATACTTAGGATTAAGCATAGAAGGTATGTTTAGCGATAACGTAGAGGATGTTGAGGAGATAGAAGCTGCTGATGTATTGGAGCAAATAAAGAATATGTTTAAAGCAGAGGATATTAAGACAGTTGAAGGGTTTAGAAAACTAAAGCAAATAGATAAATAATATGAGAGCGGTTTATTGCAAGTGCAGAAACACTTATTCTATAAAGTGTGATAAGAATAAAAGCAATCTCAAGTGTAAATCACCTGATTATTGGAAGCAAGGTATAGGCTCGATTCACAAGGAATCAGAAGAGTAAAATAAGACAGTAAATTTTTAAATAGTTATATTAATATAAACCAATAAGTATGAAAGCAACAGAAATCCTTAACAATGTTAAAGACCTTTTAAATCTTTCTAAGGAAGAATTGAAAATTGAAGACATCGCAGTTGAAGAGTCAGTAGAATTATCTACAGAGGAAGTAACTGAAGAAGTTAAAGAGGAAGTAAAAGAAGTTGTACTTGCTGAAGAACCAGCAGAAGAGGTTGTAATCGAAGAGGAAGTTGAATCTCCTTCTATGAGTTACGCTACTTCTGATGAATTATCAGCAGTAAAAGCAGAACTACTTTCTATGATTAAAGCGTTAATCGAAGATAAGCCAATGGGTGATGTAAAGGACATTCCAGAGGAGTTATCAAAACAAGAAGAAGTTGAATTATCTGAGGATGTAGAAGAAGTTGTACACTCTCCAGAGAACTCGATAGAGACTAAAAAGAATTTATTATCAAACCTAAATCAACCTATGACTATTGAACAAAGAGTCAATAGAATGTTATTTAATTAAAAATTGTAAACAATGGCTACTACTACAAGTATTACTACTACTTACGCTGGAGAATCAGCAGGGAAATATATTTCTGCTGCATTATTATCAGGTAACACTATCGCAAATGGTGGATTAACTATCCGACCAAATGTAAAATTTAAAGAAGTTGTAAAAAGATTAGAAATAGATGGAATTACCAAAAACGGTACTTGCGACTTTTCTGATACTTCAACTTTGACTTTAACTGAAAGAATCCTTGAACCAAAGGAACTACAAGTTAACTTAGAACTATGTAAGAAAGATTTCCGTTCTGATTGGGATGCAATCCAAATGGGATATTCTGCATTTGACAACTTACCATCTTCTTTCCAAGACTACTTAATCTCTTATGTTGCTTCTAAGGTATCACAAAAGAATGAGCAGAACATATGGGCAGGAGCAGATGGAGAAGGTTCATTTGATGGATTCTCTACTTTATTAGCTGCTGATGCTGCTTTACCAGCTGCACAACAAATTGCAGGAACTACTGTAAACGCAGGAAACGTAGTTGTTGAATTAGGAAAAGTTGTTGATGAAATCCCTTCTGCTTTATATGGTAGAGACGATTTGTTTCTCTATGTATCTCAAAACATCTTTAGAGCATACAAGAGAGCATTAGGAGGATTCCAAGCTAACGGAGTAGGAGCTGCTGGTGTAGGTTCTCAAGGAAACAACCAAGACATCAACATCTTATACTTTGATGGTGTAAAAATCTTTATGGCTAACGGATTAGCAGCAAATACTGCTGTAGCAACTACTAAAGATAACTTACAATTTGGAACTGGTTTATTATCAGACCACCAAGAAGTAAAAGTTTTAGATATGGCTGACTTAGATGGTTCTCAAAACGTAAGAATCATTATGAGATTTACTGCTGGTGTACAGTACGGAGTTGTTGAAGATATCGTAACTTACGGAATCTAAGATTCAAATAAATAAACAAAAAAGGGGTGGGTAATTACTACCTATCCCTTTTTTTATAACTAATAAATAAAAAATAAATATTATGGCTTGTGATATTACTTTAGGTAGAACAGAACCTTGTAAAGATAGTGTTGGAGGAATCAATGCTGTTTATTTTGTAAATTTTGGAGATATAACCAGTATAACATACGATGGTACAGATACAGATGTAATTGATGCTGTAGCTGGCACTCCAAGTGCTTACAAATACGAAGTTAGAGGAAACTCTACCTATACAGAAAACATTCAATCAAGTAGAGAGAATGGAACTACTGCTTTTGAGCAAGTGTTAGAGTTGACACTTAAAAAATTAACTAAAGACGACCACAATACTATTAAATTATTATCTTTCGGAAGACCAAACATTCTTATCGAAGACAATAACGGAAATGTATTCTTAGCTGGAGCTGAGTATGGTGCTGACGTAACAGGAGGTACTGTAGTAACAGGTGGAGCTATGGCTGATATGAGTGGATATACTCTAAGTTTTACAGGAATGGAAAAAGCACCTGCTAATTTCATTAATGTTGCAGTTGTAGGAAATACTGCTGCTGAGAACATTGCTGCTGCTGGATTCACTATTGTATAATAGTTTCTGATTAATTTAAACTAAGCCCTACCATTTGGTGGGGTTTTTTTATTAAATAAAACAAAAATAAATTATTTAGTTATCATAGTATGTTAATATTAGAACCAACATCAGTAAATCAAACAATCACGATAGCACCGAGAAGTAGTAACTTTTCAGGAACTGTTGTGTTAAAGATTAGAAGGGATGGCGATGGTAAAGAAGAAAGTGTTACAAACGCTACTTTTGCGAACATTACTAACTTTACAGAAGTTACATTTCAATCAACTATTCTTGAAGAGGATTCTACTTATTATTTAGAAATAACTAATAATGATGAATTGTGGTATAGAGATAAAATATATGTTACGTCTCAAACTGCAACAGAAAGATTAACTAATAAGCACGAAATAGGCAACGGAACAATATACAAGCCTTATAGCGTGGTAGATGATAACACATACATAATATAATGAGTTCAAAAAAGAATAACATAGTTAGAAAAGAATACAAGGACAGTATTAGAGTTGTTAATATGTCCTCTTATGAGATTCCAGAAATCAAAGAGGTACATAACAAGGATTGGATAGCCTTTGGTAATAATAACGATTACTTTGATACTTTAATAGAAAGGTATCTTGATTCTCCTACTAATGGTAGGTGTGTAAATGGTATTGTAGATATGATTTATGGAAGAGGTTTAGAGTCTACAAACTCTGAGTTATTTCCAGAAGACTATGTTAGAATGAAGAAACTTCTTAGACCAAGAGAGGTTAAGAGACTTGTTAATGATTACAAGCTATTAGGTCAAGGTGCTATGCAACTTACTTACAATAAAGCTAAGACAAAGATATTAAAGGTATCTCACTTTCCTATGGAGACGTTGAGAGCAGAGAAAGCAACTGATGGTAAGGTTAAGGCATATTACTATCATCCATCTTGGAAAGACTGTAAGAACTCAGATAAACCTAAGAGAATACCTACTTTTAGCAATGGTACTAAATCACAAGTAAACGAACTTTACATATTCAAACCTTATAGAAGTGGTTTCTATTACTATGCTACTGTTGATTATCAGGCTTGTTTACAATATGCTGAATTAGAATCAGAGGTATCTAACTACCATATATCAAATATACAGAATGGTTTACAACCAAGTTTATTCGTAAACTTTAACAATGGAGTACCTAATTCAGAGACTCAGCAAATTATAGAGAGTAAGATAAACGATAAGTTCTCAGGTAGTTCAAATAGTGGTAAAGCAATTATCGCATTTAACGAATCAGCAGAAACTAAGGCTGACATAGAGGCTATACACTTACCAGATGCTCACGCTCAATACCAATTCTTATCTGATGAGGCAAGAGAGAAGATTATGTTAGGACACGGAATTGTATCTCCTATTCTTTTAGGTATTAAAGATAACACAGGATTCGGTAACAATGCAGAAGAATTAAGAACTGCATCTGTATTAATGGACAATGTTATTATCAGACCTTTACAAGATGGAGTTATCTATGGTTTAACAGAGATACTTGAATTTAACAAGATTTACCAAGATTTATACTTCGTTACATTACAACCAATAGAGTTTACTGAGTTAGACAACATTGAAACTAAGATAAGAAGAGAAGAGGAAACAGGAGAGAAATTATCTACACAAGAGAGTAATGACTTTACAGAAGAAGATGGTGATGATATGATTAATCAATTAGAAGCCTTAGGAGAGGTTTTAAGCGATGATTGGGAGGTTGTCCATAGTGAGATATACCAAGACGAGAATGAGTCCGTTAAAATGGCTGAAATCAAGTATTCTGATAAAGCATCGTCTGAGGATGATGGTGTATATAAAGTTAGATACGCTTATATGCCAGAGAGAAAGTCTCCTAACAGTAGAGATTTCTGTAAGAGAATGGAAGTGTTAACAGGTAGAAAGATAGTATTTAGAAAGGAAGATATTAATATGATGTCTTTTAGAGGTGTAAACAAGGAGTTAGGTCATAAAAAACAGAACTATAGTTTACTAAAATATAAAGGTGGTAAGAACTGCCATCACTATTGGGAACTAAGAGTTTACAAGAAGAAAGATGGTAAGCAAGTAGATTCATCTAATGCTTATGGGGATGGCTTAAAAGAACCTAAGAATCCATCTGAAATGGGAGAGAGAATGATAGATAGAGCAGATAAAGGTGCTTATAGAAGTACTTTAAATAAAATAAGAAAGACTTTAGGACTATGAAAGCATTATTCATAACAATACAAGATTTAAAAGCTAAGTCAATAATTAGTGGTAATACTGATGCTGATAAGCTGATTCACTTTATTGAGGTAGCTCAAGATATACACATACAGAACTATTTAGGTGGTAAACTATATGATAAGCTACAGGCTTTAATAATATCAGGTGATATAGACTTACCTGCTAATAGCGATTATAAGAGTCTTAGAGACGTTTATATTAAGCCAATGTTAATTTGGTTTACTCAATCAGAGTACTTCCCTTTCTCTATGTTCAAAGTGGATAATGGAGGTGTATCTAAGCATAGAGGAGAGGAGTCTGATTCTGTTAATTTTACTGACATTGATAGAATGATGAGTAAGATAAATGATAGAGCTGAGTTTTACACAAGAAGGTTCTTAGACTATATTACTTTTAACAGTACTAAATACCCAGAATATACTAATAATCAGAACGGAGATATGTACCCTGATAAAGATGCAGATGAATTTTCAAGTTGGGTTTTATAATGGAGGGTAAAAAAAAACAATATAAGACAAAAGAGGTTAACATAATAAAGTTAGCTGAATTTTATAACAAGGTTAACAAAGATAAGAAAAAAAATAATGGCAAACGAAATATACGCAGTTAGTTGGTGGGGTAGTCCTGTAGAAGATGGATGGGGAGATATTTACTACAATTTAGCTTTTCCAAGTGAAGTACCATCTTTATTAAAATCTTTGGAATCTCGTTCAGCATATTATGAAAATGCAACTTGCACAACTGCAACATTAACTGACTTTGAAAACATAGAACTATGAGCAATTTATTAGAGAAAGCAAGTATAATAACAACTCCTACTGCTTATAGTGATGGGAAGTTACATAGTGTTAAAGGAGGTGAAAACGCAGATTTTGACTTCCAAAGAGGTTCTGCTGCTACAAGAGTAAACTCACAAGGGATTATAGAGAATGTTCAGACATTAAGTGGTAATTTAGTACAGAATGGAGATTTTAGTGAAATAAGTAGTGAGTTAGTTACTAATGGTGATTTTGCTACTGATAGTGATTGGACAAAGCAAACAAGTTGGTCTATTAGTGGCGGTTCTGCTAATTATGATTTTTTGTCAGACTCAAAATATATAAGACAAACTTTATTAAATGGAGGTTTTGTAGCTGGTAAAACTTATAAAATTAATTTTGAAATAACTTCTGGTACTGCCTATATGAACGTTAACTCAAATGCCAGTGGACTTATTAGCATTAACACATATAGTGTAGGTAGTTATTCAATATATGTAACTCCTTCCATTAGTGCAAGTGATTTATTATTCTACGGAAGAAACACAAGTGGTACTGCTTTCTCAATAGACAACATATCTGTTAAAGAGTTAGACCCTAACGATGAATGGAATACAGATAGTAGTTGTACCATAGAAATTGGTGAAGCAGATTTTTTATCATCAACATCTAATGCTCCATTATATCAATCAAGTACTTATTTTACTATTGGAAAAACATATAAAATAACATATACAGTATCTAATTATTCTTCTGGTAGAATTAACTGGAACGACTTTGGAGCTGGTGCTGGTAATGGAGTTAATAGGATTGCGAATGGAACATATACCGAATATTATTTAAAAGTAGGAACTTCAACTAATTTCGGCTTTCAAACAAATTTTGGCTTTACGGGTTCTATAACAGATATATCAGTAATAGAAATAACACACGATACAGACTTACCAAGAATAGATTACACAGATGGTTGTGGTAGTTTATTGTTAGAGCCACAGAGTACGAATTTAATGACTTATTCAAGTGATTTTAGCTTATATGTTTTATCAAGTATAAATCTTGTAAGTAATATTATTTTGTCCCCAGATAATAGCTTAACAGCTTCAAAAATATATCCAACATTAAGTGGTAATTATAGGCATATAAAATGGAATCCACAAAGCCCAGCATCTGGTTTAAATACTTTTTCAATTTTTGCAAAAGCGGGTGAACTTGAGCATCTTGTATTAATAGATTATGACGGTAGTGGAGCTGGTGTAGATTATAATTTATCTACTGGTGTTGCAACTGATAATTCTACAAATCCGTTTGATAGTGTTGAAATGATTGACTACGGAAATGGGTGGTATCGTTGCATAGCCACAGCGACAAATGCTTATTTTTACTATATATTAAGCGACAACGGTGGATTAAGTGTTACAGCTAATGGAACAGACGGACTATACATATGGGGTGCGCAAGTTGAAGCACAATCCTACGCTACTTCATACATTCCAACAAGCGGAAGCACAGTAACACGTTTAGCTGATGTATGTAACAGCTCTGGTTCAAGTGATTTAATAAACTCAACAGAGGGTGTTTTGTATGTAGAGACAGCAACTTTAGCTAATGATGGTACAAGACAGATTTCAATTTCAAGTGGCTCTAATAACGATAAGATTGCTATTGCATATAATACAAATGGTAGATTAGATGTAAATGTAACAAGTGGGGGTGCTTATCAAGTAATTTTTAATTATACAGGAGTTGTAAACCCAAACATACAAAATAAAATAGCATTAAAGTATAAATTAAATGACTTTGCATTATGGGTAAATGGTGTGGAGGTTGCAACTGATTCAATCGGAATAACTCCAGTCGGTTTAAATGTTTTGAATTTTTCATCAGCAAATACATCTTCTCAAAGATTCTACGGTAACGTTAAATCCGTTGTAGTATTTAAAGAAGCATTGACCGATGATGGATTAGAAAAACTAACAACAATATAACAAGAGTAACAATTACACACATTAAAGTAACAAGAGTAAATTAATAAATTATGTACATAGGTAAATACGCTTTTAACAGTAAAGAACAAGCACAAGATAAGATTGATTCTTTAGGTACTGAAACAGACGAGAACGGAAAAGAATATCCAACTCATAAACATTCTATTGTAGAATTAGGTAACATTGTTTTAGAACAAGGAGAAGGAATATCTGTACCAGTATTATCTGACAAATGGCATTTAGATGTTGCTTGGAGATTAGAAGATTCTTACGATGAAGATGGAAACTTAATAGAAGCAGACCATCCGTATGGTTGGAAATCTTATTCAGAAGAAATTGATGGCGATGGAGTACATTCTTTCTTTGGGTTGAAATACAATGAACTAAAGTTCTAATAAAGTGGATATGCAAGACCTAAAATTAGCGTTTATAAATTTCCTTACTTTCACAGTGAGTTTCTCTGATGCAGAGCAATGGCTAAAATTAACGCTTTTAGTAGTTTCTATTGCATATACAGTTCTAAAGATTTTTAACTTAAAAAATAAGAGTGAGTAAATACTTCAAAGAAATAGAGTATAATATGGATGCTGACTTTCTTTCTAAATTAGATAAAGCAAGGGAGTTGGCTAATATACCTTTTACAATTAATTCTGCTTACAGAAATGCAGACCAAAATGCTCGTGCTGGTGGCAAACCAAATTCAAGCCATTTAAGAGGACTTGCAGTAGATATAAGGGCAAACGATAGCAGTACAAGATATATTGTCTTAAACGCTCTTATAAGAGTTGGCTTTAATAGAATAGGTATTGCAAGTTCATTCATACACGTTGATGATGATAAAAGTAAATCTGATAAGGTAGTTTGGACTTATTAAGAGGATTATTTCTTGTTCCTTGTAAATATTTAAGTTTACAAAACACAAATAATGTAAACCTTTATGTTTACAATGAGAGTAATAATATATTAACCAATAGTTATAACCAAAAGTGATTATGGAAATAAACTTAATTTTATTAGTACCTAATGCAATGATGTTAGGGTGGCAGTATTATGAACGTGATGAAACTTTTGAATATTCAGAATTTAATCTGTTTTTATTCTTTGGTCAGATACAAGTAAGATGGGAATAATATGAAGAAGATACTAAATTGGTTTACAGGTGGTGTAATTAAAGAAATAGGCAATGCAATAGATAAGCTATTCACTACTGAAGAAGAACGCTTAAAAGCCAAGAATGAAATATTCAAGGTATTACAAGAACAACAGTTAGAATTACAGAAACTACAAACAGAAGTTATATTAGCTGAAGCAAGTGGTAATTGGTTACAAAGAAGTTGGAGACCAATACTTATGTTAGCATTTGGTTTTATAGTTATCTATGTTAAATTCATTGCACCTTTATTTAGTTTACCTATTCCACCTTTAGAGAATGAGTTTTGGAACTTGTTACAGTTAGGTATAGGAGGGTATGTAGTTGGTAGAAGTGCTGAAAAGATAGCTGGTAATATTACAATCAATAAATAATATTGTTTCTTAATTAAGATTTACCTAATAAACTTAATTAGCTGATTGTCTTATTTAATATTTTACACTGTTTAGTATAATAGCAGTAGTAGGTAATATTACATTTAAAAAATAAATTATATTTTATTAGGTTATTTAAAAAAAAATATATAACTTTGTAATTTATTAATACTTCACTATTATAAAAATAATTATAAAAAAATAATAATAATTAATATTATATTAAAAATAATACTATTATAGTATAAAAATAAATATAAGATATCTGACCCCTATTCAATAAAAAAAATATACACTTATTAACAAAAGTTTGTTTATTAAGTATAATAAAATTATCTTTACATATGTCTTTGAGAAAGGTACATAAACGCAAGAAGGAAAGTTTCTCTTTACACAGGGTAGAATATACAGATACCTATACTGAGGAAATGGATTGTGAAGGTTTAGCAGTACTTAAATGGAGTATGTTTGATAGTCCTGATAAGTTAGGTAGTGGTAAATACTTTATGGAGAGTGAACCAGTATTCATATTGGATGAGGTGTTTAGAAAAGAAAGGCTCTCAGGTTTTATATTGAGAGGATATGTAAGTAAGACTTATGGTGATAAGATAGCTATACCATCTAATAGTGGGCATAGAGTTGGTAAATCCATAAAGTTTAAATGTATTAATAAGGCTAAAAGGCTTAAACTAATTAGAGGTCTTATTCAATACGGTATAGAAAGAATAAATGTTTCTAATGAGTGGATATACTTCGATACAGATAACTACTTAAAAGAACAAGAGTTTGTTTTGTTTTAATTATTTCATTTTGTTTTTTAATTATGGAGAGGTGTAAAAGCCTCTCTTTTTTAACTTTAACATTTCTTTAACATTTACTTTAAATAATTATTTGTATGTTTGCAGAGTAATTATTAAATAAAGTATTATGGAAAAATCAAATTGTTGTGGTGCAAGTAGATTATGGGAAACCGATATTTGCAACAGATGTAAACAACACGCTGACTTTGTTATTTGGGAGAAAATTAAAGAACAGGTGTATAATGAAACAAGTAAATCATTTACTAACAAACTTAAGAACTTTTGGGAACAATGGAAAGTACTACGAAGATAAACGACTCTGCTTGGGAGAAGTTAAAGAAACAGATTGAATATCACTTAGAACAAGATAGTAATTTAACTGACATTAGAATTAACTACCAAGTTAAGATACCAGCGAGAGGCACAAGAAACTACTTAGGATTAAACGTAAAGATAGATGAATAATTATGACAGCAAAAGAAAAAGCAAAAGAGTTAGTGCAAGAGTATTTAAATATTGAGTTTTGTTTATTGACAGATAATCAAGCCAAACAATGTGCATTAATTTGTGTAAA